CTCCGATAGTTTTTCTAGCAACTTTTCCGTAAGATGAATTTTTTCTCAAACGCTTACGGCCTTCGTCTGTTAGTGTACCGTCTTCGTTTTGAAAACGACGTACTCCCCACTTCATGCCTTTAATTCCATGATGATAAAGTTCGTACTCGCTATCAGGAATATCATACGCCTTATAATTTTTTTCCATACATTAAACCTTCCCTACTCAAATGAGTCTTTATTCGCTTTGTAAGCGACATACGCGTCAAGCATAGCCGCTACAGCATCAATTTTCTGATCATATCTCTTCTTATAAAGTTTCCTATTGCCATTAGTATCCTCAAGAGCAATGCAGTTTCCCATTGTAAACGTCATTAACGCCTCATCAAAAAGAAGAAGCCTCTGTTCAGCAAGCTTCTTCAATTCGCCTAAAGGAACTGACTCAGTCTTTGATCCCTGGATTACTTTTTCGATACCATACGGACCGTTCTCAGCAGACCATCGTTCAACAAACTCCTTTGCATTATACGGGTCGTACCCAAATGCACGAACATCGTATCCACAATCAATAATGTGCTGATCTAGATCCTCGTATACGGACATCATGTCCAATACAGTCCCTTCTAATACCATTAAACTTCCCTCATTTATGAATTCCTCATACTTAAGTCGAAGTGCCCCAGGAAGTTTAGACAGGGTTAATGAAGTAATATAGTTCCTAGTCTTAACTCCAAATGCTCCTCGCCCAAGTGGGAATAAGAAAGTAAAAGCACAGAAGTCGTCGCCTTGTGACAAGTCTGCACCAAGAGCGCAAGGCATTTGCCAAAAGTCTCGTTTCTTATGTGGTAAAGTTTCTTCATAAGTAAAGAAATATGTATAGCCTTCTGTTGGTATGCCGAAACGTTTTGCTAGAATATCATTCCTAGCTGCTGGGGCTTTCTCAGCTCTCTCAACGTCAAGCTGATAGGTCTCATAGCTAACTGTGTGACCAATATTCGGGTTCGCTTTGATCCACATTTCAGGATTAGCCACTTCGTCAACCGAGTCTAGTTTATACCACCAAATTGAAACATGTGGGTTAACATACTCACCTTTTAGAATACTGGCTAATTCCATTTTAACAGTGTCTCCTGCACCGTTTCGTACTGTACCTTCAGAACTGGCTGCAATTATGATGTAGTCAATGTTGTCGACCTCTCCCTTTGCAGCACCTTGCTCAAGTGCACCAATTACGTCTTCCCTAATATCTCCGGAAAGCCATTCGTCAACGGTTGCAATTTTACATCTTAGACCTTGGAGTTTATCGATCCTCATAGGTCTGATCTCAAGCAAAGAATTCGTTAAGAAATTCTCGATTCCTTTTTTCGTTGATGCTAGCTTCTGACGATCCGCTTTTGATCCAGTAGTATTCTGAATAGACCCATCCGTCAAAAATTTGAATAGCGGGCCTCTAGCTCTGACTATTGACGTTCTGATTGGTGATAGAACCTCCTCAGCCAATGCCATCGTCGGAGCTGTTGTAACCTGATGTGTGGTTGACGTGTCAATGTTCAGATAGAAGGACTGCCAACAAGAAAGGTACATTGACTTGGCACCACCTCGGCCCAAAATAATGTACTGTTTATTAACTAAACGTTTTTTAATTCGCTTGTTGACATACCTGCCACCATGACCATTCTCATTAGGTACAAACACGCTTCGCTCAACGAAGTAATACCATCCCATCAGCTGCTCTCCCCACAACTTAAATGAGTCGAGAAGCTTCAAATCAGATCCATCAGTTAAGGTTAGCTCATTCTCGCAATAACGGATCCAGCCTTCAACTGCCTGATCATCATAGTAATACTTGGGATTACGTATCAACTCGTCAATACGGTTCATTTCCATAGAGATTTCTTGATTGACTACGATGTCACCTCTTAAAACAGCATTACGAAATTGGCCGTAATAATAAGGTGTCGCCGTATTTGATAATGCCATTTTGAATTCTCCTTTTAAATTCTAGTCTTTTGGTTTCTTATTCTTGTCATCGTTCTGATTATTATTGTTGTTCTGATTCTTATCTTTGCCGTAACTTATAACATCCGGATTAGCCTTCAGATACTCGTACTGACGCTTATTAACTTCGGCATCGCGTAGATTCTGGTAATAATCTTTTTCGCGTTTTGCCTCACTGTATACATTCGGAGCATCAGGCTTCTCAAATATACTTTTAATGTAATTCATACCGGCGTTAATGGCATAATCTTCAAGCTTAGGAACGAGTTTCTCTCGCAAAATGTCTTTAAATTTTTCACCTCTAGTTTTTATTCGAGGATTAATATTAGCGAGATTGGTACGAGCTTCAATGAATTTCTTCTCAATAGCCATTCTTTCAGTTAATCTCTCAAGTTCCTCGTTGCTAAATCTTGAAAGATCATACTGACGTACATTTTTTCTCTTCTCTTCCGCTG